AAAGGATAAAGAAAAATGAAAAAATTTAAACAATATTTAAAAGAAATAGAAGAAGTAGAAGTTGATGAAGATAATAAAGATGCATTAAAAAAAGCATTAGCCTTACATAAGTTTAAACAAAAGGGTGGAAAAATAGATAAACAACCAGATTCTTTAGAGAGACCATATGGTAACCTTTCTAAAGATGATTTAAAACGTGCAAAAAAAATTGTTCAATATAAAAAAGATAAAAAAGAATAACAATGGCTCACTTAGGTCAAATAGATAGAAGAAATCCGGGAGACGTGGTTTTTACACGATATGTTACAAAAAATCCCGATTGGAATAAATTGACCCTAAGAATAGAAAATGGACAATTTGCCGAAATGTTTGAAGAAAAAAATAACGAACTAGAAGGCATGAATATTAATATTCAACCAAGAACTGAGATAAAATTAGCTTCAAACAAATATAAAGAATTTCAAAAAAAAAAGTATGCTAATATCGAATATCAAAGAAAAAAGGGATATGTATTAATTTCAAAAATAAGAAAACCTACAGATAATCTTGACACTGAACGGCCCCCAAAATTACAAATATTAGCAGAAGATTTTACAGAAAAGGGTAAAGATGAAAAAATAACAGTGCTTTCTGCAAAAAATGTTCCTGTAAAAATATTTAAAACTTTTGATGAATTAAAAAAAAGTATTATTTGGGGACTAGACAATAAAATACATAACAATGATTATGCGGTAGAAAAAATAAAATCTTATTTAGATAAAAAAGATTTGTCTAGAATTGATTTGGCGGGTATTGATGACAGACATATTGATGAGCTTGGTGTATATTTTGGTGAAATTTTAATAGGACTATTAGCATTCAAAAATCAATTATCAAACACTTGTACTCCCTCTAATATGTTTGGTATAAATTTAAAATCATTTAGTGTTCCAACTGATCCTGCTTTTAAACTTGTTGATAGTAGTTTGATTTTTGACTCAACTACTGTTAGTGTATCAAGCAAATATGATAAAGGAGCCGCCGCTTCGTTTATGTCAAATGTGCTTCCTTACGGAATAAAATATTATTCTGATTATAAAAATTGTTTTTTTAAAAAAATGTGTCAAATTGCGTTTAATATGGGATATACATCAGACCTTGTGGGAGCAAACAGATTTAAATTTGCAAAGAATATAACATTTGAAGTTGGATTAAGAGCAGTATTAAATATAAAAAAAACAAATGTAAAAAACACAAATCATTCTATTTATGAAAGTATTCGAAAGGTTGCAATGGGTCGTTCTCTTTCATCGAAAGAAAATAAAGAACTTGATGTTGTAATAGAGGCAATAGAAGACTATTTTATAAAGAAAGGTCATTTTGATGGAAAAAGCAAAGTGATACAAACAATAAAAGACAATTATCCTTTTACTATTACTTCTTTTTTTAATTATTCTGTGGCAAGTAGTTTAAATAATGATTCTCTATCAAAAAAATATATTGGTGATATAATTGGTGGTAAAGATTTTTATCAAGCAAATTTAAGTAAAACTAAATGGAGAAGGGGAATTGTTGATATTAAAATGGTTTCTCCTAAAACTGCTTCATTGAAAATTTTAGGATCAATGTCGGGTGCCACAGATTTCACAGCAAAACAGGGTTTGGTAAATTACGAGTTACAATAATGGCGATAGACCGTATACAAAATTATGCAGGAAATCCATTACTTAAAGCGGCATATATTCCAATAGAATATGACAAAGATACTTTAGAAGAGTATCTTAAATGCTCTAATGATCCTGTATATTTTGCAAAAAACTACATGAAAATTATTCATGTTGACCATGGATTGATGCCCTTTGATCTTTATGGTTATCAAGAAGAACTTGTTCAGACAATGCATGATAATCGGTTTGTTATTTGTAAAATGCCTAGACAAACTGGAAAATCAACAACAATTGTTGCTTACTTATTACATTACGCTCTTTTTAATGCTCAATCTAATATTGCTATATTAGCTAATAAGGGCTCTACTTCAAGAGAGATTCTTCAACGATTAAAAACTGCTTATGAAAATTTACCAAAATGGTTGCAACAAGGAGTTGTTGTTTGGAACAGGGGAAATATTGAATTAGAAAACGGTAGTAAAGTTATATCTGCTTCCACATCTTCCTCCGCAGTTCGTGGATCATCTTTTAACATCATCTTCATGGATGAGTTTGCTCATATTGATCCACCAAGGTTGGCAGAAGAGTTTTTTAATTCTGTATATCCTACAATTTCTTCTGGTAATACAACTAAAGTGTTTATTGTATCAACCCCGAAGGGATTAAATATGTTCTATAAAATGTGGGTTGATGCAGACGAGGGAAGAAGTGATTATGTTCCGTTAGAAGTTCATTGGTCTCAGACTCCAGGAAGAGATCAAGCATGGAAAGAAGAAACGATAAGAAATACAAGTGAATTGCAGTTTTCACAAGAATACGAGTGTGATTTTATTGGTTCACAAAATACTTTAATTTCTCCTTCAAAATTAAAAACTCTGCCATATAAACCCCCTATTATAAAGAAAGATAGTTTAGATGTCTATGTCGAACCAGATCCTACACATTCTTATGTTTGTATAGTTGATGTTGCAAGAGGCAGAGGACAAGATTATTCTGCCTTTTCGATAATTGATGTTTCTCAGTTTCCATATCAGCAAGTTGCAAAATATAGAGATCCAAATATTTCTCCAATGTTATTGCCAACTGTTATTGATAATGTATGTAAATATTATAATCATGCATATATTTTGGTCGAAATAAATGACATCGGCGGTCAAGTAGCAGATATTTTACATTACGAGTTAGAATATCCTAATATTTTTCAAACAAGTGTAATGGGAAGATCTGGTCAAACTTTGGGTGGGGGATTTGGTAAAACTTCGCAATTGGGAATTAGAACCACAAAAGAAGTTAAAAGAAAGGGGTGTTCTAGTTGCAAAGATTTGATAGAAGGAGACAAATTAATCATTTGGGATCTTGATACTATTTCTGAAATGACAACATATATAGCCAAAGGATCTAGTTACGAAGCTGACGAAGGATATCATGATGATTTGATGACGACTTTAATACTGTTTGGTTGGCTTGTAAATCAACAATATTTTACAGAAGTTACAGATTTAGATTTACGAGAAAAAATGTTTAAAGATCAGTTAGACGAAGCGGAATCTCAATTGATTCCTTTCGGATATATAAATGATGGTAGAAATTCTTATGATCCAGAAGTTGTTGATATGGGCGGTGAAAAATGGATAGTAGATACGAAATATTCTACTGATTATCTACATTGATTTGATGAATGTTTTTAGGATCTTTTATTTGATTTATTAATTCAATTATACTTGATTTTAAATCGGGTCTCAGTTTTTTCAATTTATCCAAATATCTCACAGATTCTTTAAATACCATTTCAGGATTAATTCTTAGTTCATAAAATCTGTTCCTTGTTTCGCTTTTTGTAGTTAAATATAAATGGTTTGGATTTACACAGTATGTATTATTGCAAGACTGGTGTACTATTTTATTTTGTTCAATGACTCCATTATATGCAATATATGCAAATCTATGAGCAGGAATTGATTTTCCTTCATACGAAAACATACCATACCCCTGTTTTGTTTTACTTGCAACCCAAAACCAGCAATCATTTGTCTTTATAATTTTTTTTTCAAATCTCGATTTTGCTTTCTCCATGTTTTATTTATATTAGAATAAATAAAACATTTCTAAAATCTGCTAAAATATAAATATAACGAAAGCAATTTTTTAATAATTTAGGGGAGAAACAATATGGCATTTCAAGTTAGCCCAGGCGTAGCCGTAGCAGAGATCGATTTAACTACTAGAGTTCCTATTCCTTCTATTTCAGATGGTGCAATAGCAGGTAACTTAACATGGGGGCCCTTGGAGGTTGCTACATTAATTACTTCTGAAGATGAAATGGTTGGTGTGTTTGGAAAACCGAATGCTAATACGTATAAAACGTTTTTTAGTGCTACAAGTTTTTTGAGTTATTCGAATAAGTTAAGAGTTGTTAGAGCGGCTAATACATCGACTGCTAAAAATGCAGTATCAGGTGGTTCTGCAATTTTAATTCGCAATGATAAAGAATATCAAAATACATATAAGGACACGACAACTTCAGGAACAAGTTTTACGTCAAAATATCCAGGAACACTTGGTAATTCAATAAAAGTTTCTATGTGTGTTGCGGATAGAACAAGTACACAAGTTAATGCTTCTGATGGCACTGTTTCTCATGCAAGTAGCACCGACTGGAATCTTACGGGTACATGGTCCAATTCTAATGCTACAACAGGTCTTACTGGTGTTGGTACATTAGCAGATACAGAATTGAGAATTGGTGATGTAGTTGTTCATGGTTCTAATAGCGGAATAGTAACGGCAATCACGTCTAACACCGCAATAACAATTTCACAGGCCACTGGTGGACTAGAGACTACGGGTATGGGGGATGATGTCGCTATGTCAGGTGCAAGTCTTGTAAGAAAAAAAAGATCTGCCTTCGAAGAGCCAGCAGTAAATATGCTTGGTAATCTTTCTGTCTCTGCAGGATCAACTACTATTACAGGAACAGATACTAATTTTACTCGGCAATTGCATTTAGGAGACATTATTACCTTTAAAGATGATGATGGAGTAGAGAATAAAAGAAGAATATCGTCTATTACAAATTCAACGTCAATGGGCGTTGCAACTAAATTAGATAGGGCGGTAACAACAGCCGCTTTATATGGTGGTACCTGGAAAAGGGAATGGGAATTTGCGTCTGATTTTGGATCTGCGCCTCTTACAAGTGTGTATGCTTATAATATTACTGGATCGGCATCTGTTGGAGATGAAATACATGTTGCAATAGTAGATGAAGGTGGTGAAATTTTAGGATCAAAAGATGTTCGCGGAAATAATCCAGAAAAACAAGTCATTGAAAAATATGAAGGTGTATCTGTAGCAAATGGTGCCACAGGAACTACCGGTCAAACTCTCTATTATAAAGATGCAATAAACAATTCTTCTAATTATATAAGATGGACAGATCACGATAGTACAGGAGATGCTCCTCTTGATGCCGGATCTAATAAAATTACTTATGATTGGGGTGCTACTATTGTCACAGGAAATGATTCAGCTAGTTTTCCCGGAGCATTTAGTGATTCTGGTGCAAACGGAATTATGACTGCTAGTATGTCGGGCGGTGTTGATGGACATAGTTCTTCATCTTCAGATGAAATTACTGCTTATAGTTATTTCAAAGATCCTGCGAAAATAAATATTTCTTTATTGATTTCGGGGGAAGCATCAAATACTTTAGCTACCTATTTAATTAATGAAATAGCAGAAACCAGAAAAGATTGTGTTGTGTTTATTTCTCCGGAAGAGTCAGATGTTGTAAATAAAGAAGGTTCTGAAATAACAAATATAGTTGCTAGAAGAAATACTTTACCAAGCACAAGTTATGCTGTTATGGATGGAAATTACAAATACATATTTGACAGGTATAACTCTGTTTATAGATGGATTCCATTCAATGCTGATGTTGCTGGAATTTGCGCCCAAGCGGATAATGTTAATCCTTATGTTTCGCCTGCGGGGTTTGCCAGAGGAAATATAAAAGGAGCAGAATTTTTAGCATTTGTTCCCAATAGAGGGGAAAGAGACGATCTGTATATAAATGGTATTAATCCAATAGCATCATTTCCTGGAAAAGGTAAAATTTTATTTGGTGATAAAACAATGTTAGCGAGGCCATCTTCTTTTGATAGAATTAATGTACGAAGATTGTTTATTATTTTAGAAAAAGCTATAGCAAATGCCGCTGAAAATTTATTGTTTGAATTTAATGATGATTTTACACGATTAAATTTTGTTTCTATGATAGAACCTTTTTTAAGGGATATTCAGTCACAAAGGGGAATAGAGGATTTTAAAGTAATATGTGACAGCACAAATAATACACCTGTGGTGATAAATAGAAATGAGTTTAGGGGAGATATTTTTATCAAGCCGACTAAATCAATTAATTTCATTGGATTAAACTTTGTCGCAGTGGCTTCAGGAGTTGAATTTTCTGAAGTAGTCAACGCAATTTAAGGAGAAAATAGATGGCATTCGATATAACAACTTTTAGACAGGCCCTGGTCTATGATGGTCAAAGACCTAATTTATTTGAGGTTAAGATTCCACATGGTTCCGCTAGTTTTTTTAATGGAACTGATATAAACCTGTTTGCTAAAGGGACCTCAATACCCGGTACCACAATAGGAACTGTTGTGGTTCCTTATTTTGGTAGAGAAGTTAAATTAGCAGGAAATAGAACTTTTCCAGAATGGACAATAACAGTTATTAATGATGAAAATTTTGCTATAAGATCGCAATTTGAAAAGTGGATGAACGGTATAAACGATCATGTTACGAATACAAGACAAACGGGTGATTCATCTAGTGCTTATGCATTAGTGGGGAACGTTCAACAATTTAGTAAATCTGGTAGTTCAAAAGTAACTGCATCATATAGCTTTCATGGTATGTTTCCAACTGATCTTTCAGAAATCACTCTTGATTGGGGAGATAACGATACTATTGAAGAATATACCGTAACTTTCTCTTATGATTACTGGAGTCGAACAAAGAGCAGTCAAACAGGCGGTAAAGGAACAGCGGATACTATTTCTATTGGTGCCTCTGCATAAAAATCTCAATTTTCTGATTTTGCGAGTGAATAAATATAAATTAATAGTATTGTATTATTTTTACTCACTCGCATTCAGGAAATATCATGCCCATTGAATTGTTCGGTTTTTCGCTCGGAAAAACCGAAAAGAAAACCGTAAAAGCCCAAACCTTCGCTGAACCAGAATATGAAGATGGATCATTAACCGTAGCATCTGGTGGTGCTTATGGAACATATGTCGATCAGGCAGGAGCCATAAAAAGCGAATCTGAGTTAATAAACAGATATCGTGATATGGGTCTTCAAGCAGAAGTAGAAAATGCCATTGATGATATAATTAATGAAGCCATTGTAGCCTCCAAAGACAAGCCCCTTGTAAGAATTAATGTAGACAACTTAAATATCTCTGAAAGTATCAGAGACAAAATAAGAGTAGAATTTAAGCAAATAAGCAAACTTCTAGATTTACAAAATTTAGGACACGATGTTTTTAAAAGATGGTATATTGATGGTCGAATTTATTATCATGTTGTTGTTGATGAAAATAATCTAGAAAAAGGAATTCACGAATTAAGAGTATTAGACCCTAGAAAAATAAAGAAAATTCGTGAAAAGAAAACCGATAGACAATCTGATGGTACCTCAAAAACTACTGTCGAGGAATATTATGTTTATAATCAAAAAGGAATATATCAATCACAGGGGCAGACAATGGGTACTGCTTTTACAAGTGCCGCCAGTGGTTTAAAAATAGCTCCTGATGCGATTATATATACACATTCAGGACTAATGAATAGTACACGTACATTAGTTTTGTCCTACCTACACAAAGCAATCAAACCATTAAATCAATTAAGAATGATCGAGGATTCTCTCGTAATTTATCGTATTTCACGAGCCCCAGAGAGAAGAATTTTTTATGTTGATGTTGGAAATTTACCCAAGTTAAAAGCAGAACAATACATGCGTGATTTAATGACACGATACAAAAACAAACTTGTATATGATGCTCAAACGGGTGAGGTTAGAGATGATAGAAAACATATGTCAATGCTTGAAGATTATTGGATGCCAAGAAGAGAGGGTGGGAGAGGAACAGAAATTACAACTTTGCCCGGTGGTAATAATCTTGGAGATATTGAAGATGTATTATATTTTCAGAAAAAACTTTATAAATCACTAGGTGTTCCTATTTCTAGACTTGAATCAGAAGCAAACTATACGATTGGTCGTGCTACTGAAATTTCAAGAGATGAAGTTAAATTTACACGATTTGTTAATAAACTTCAAAGTAGATTTAGTTTACTGTTTGATGAAATGATGGAAAGACAGTTGATCCTCAGGGGAATAATGTCTAAAGAAGATTGGAAGAATATTAAAAATGAAATATATTATGAATTTGAAAATGATAGTCATTTTGTAGAAATAAAACAGAATGAACTTATGCAAGATAGATTGAATATTTTAAGAGATTTACAAGAATATGCTGGAAAATATTGGTCTCATGAATATATTAGAAAACATGTTTTAATGATGACCGATGATGAAATTAAAACTAATGATGAGCAAATTCAAAAAGAAACTGATGATCCTAGATTTTCGGGAGAAGATAATATGCAGTTCAATTCTGTAAAAATAGATACACACAATAAACAAGAAATTAATGAAAATATTGATAAAAAGATTGAAGAAAAATTTGAATTTGCGAAAAAAGAAAATGATATTAAAGATAAAGTAAATGATATTCTTTTTTCTGTTTTAGAAGATGATGAAAATTTTGTAGATTGATCCGTAGATGAGTGCAGGAATAATAAATGAAAGACGATCAAAAAGATTTAGATTTAAGTAAGGTTCTAGCAACTTCTCTTGCTTATACTAAAAAACAATTAAAAAAAACTAAAGAAGAACTTGTAGAGGATATAAAAGAAATTTTAGATCCTGTTACTGGTGAAACAGTTAAAGTTCTTGAAATTAAAGGCACTGTAGGTCCTAAGGGAGAAAAGGGAGAAAAGGGCGAAAAGGGGCTTGCTGGCGAAGTGGGCGTTAAAGGAATATCAGGAAGAATTGGTCCACAAGGTGTTCAGGGTCCTAGGGGAGATTTAGGAGATATTGGACCTATAGGACCAATGGGAGAAAAGGGAGAATCTGGTGATGATGCTGATGTAACTAAACTCGTAAAAGAGTTAGATAATTTTAAAGAAGTTGTTAAAAAGATTAGTAAAAAAGCCACTTTAACTGCCCAACGAGTGGCCGGTGGAAGTGGTTGGGGAGAATCTGGTGGAGGCGGAGGAGGGGATACTTCTTCCGGAAGTGCGGGTAGTTCCGGAAGTTCTGGCTTGACATATGCATCTTCTGGTTCTGCTGGAAGTGCTGGTTCTTCTGGAATTTCTGGAACTGCGGGTTCTGCGGGAAGTGCTGGCTCTGCTGGAACATCTGGAACTTCTGGTGCTGATGGTCCAATTGGAACTTCTGGTTCTGCTGGTTCTTCTGGATTGACATATGCTTCTTCTGGCTCTGCTGGAACTTCTGGATCATCTGGAGCTGATGGTCCAATTGGTACTTCTGGTTCTGCTGGTTCTTCTGGAAGTGCAGGAAGTGCTGGAAGTGCAGGATCATCTGGAACATCTGGTTCTTCTGGAATTTCTGGAACTGCGGGAACTTCTGGAACTGCAGGTTCTTCTGGAAGTACTGGTTCTGCAGGAAGTGCTGGCTCTGCTGGAAGTGCTGGTTCTTCTGGAATTTCTGGAACTGCGGGTTCTGCGGGTTCTGCTGGAAGTGCTGGAACTTCTGGATCATCTGGAGCTGATGGTCCAATTGGTACTTCTGGTTCTGCTGGTTCTTCTGGATTGACATATGCATCTTCTGGTTCTTCTGGTTCTGCTGGTTCTTCTGGAAGTGCTGGAACTGCAGGAAGTGCTGGCTCTGCTGGAAGTGCTGGTTCTGCTGGTTCTGCTGGTTCTGCAGGAAGTGCTGGAACTTCTGGATCATCTGGAACATCTGGTTCTGCTGGAACATCTGGTTCTGCTGGTTCTTCTGGATTGACATATGCATCTTCTGGTTCTGCTGGTTCTGCGGGTTCTTCTGGAAGTGTTGGAACTTCTGGATCATCTGGAACATCTGGTTCTGCTGGAAGTTCTGGAAGTTCTGGGACTGTTGGTACTTCTGGTTCATCTGGACATGATGGTGGTTTTGGGGGTGCTTCATTTGCATATCGTTACAGTACAGATCAATCAACGAATGATCCAGGTACGGGTAAATTGGCATTTACATTAACTACTGGTGCTTTTACATATCCCACTACTGCTAATAGATTGAGAATAAGTGATACTGATCAAGATGGCACGACAATTGATTCTTTCTTACAGACAATTGATGATGTTGCTTTTAGTGTTCCAAAAGGCCATTTTCGAATTTATGATAAATCAGCTCCTGAAAAGTATTTCTTATACAGCATTAATGAATTTGATACCACAAATCCCTCATGGTATTATGTGGATGTTACATTTTTAGATTCTTCATTAAATAATTTTCAAAACAATACTGAAATTGTTGCTTCATTCGCAAGAACTGGTGATTCTGGTACCGCTGGAACTTCTGGATCATCTGGATCATCTGGCTCTGCTGGAAGTGCTGGTTCTGCTGGTTCTGCAGGAAGTGCTGGTAGTGCTGGAACTTCTGGATCATCTGGATCATCTGGCTCTGCTGGAAGTGCTGGTTCTGCT